CCGCGAAGGTCCTTAGATGCTGAATTAACGTTAGGCATGTCAGCTTGTGGTTAGTGCGTACAAATGATATGACACAAAAATGATTTAACACAATGGCGGTGGTCACATGCGATCACAAGGATCGAGTGACTCCCAAGTCAGCATGAGGTCAACGGCTGGGTGGCGCAAAAGGCCATCCGCCGGGGGTGGTTGCCACTCCAATGCGGTTATGGGAAAGCCGTATTTGTAGACAAACCCAGCCTTCCAATCAATGTCAGTCGGTCGCAGGAACTGGGTTTTATACAAATGGTGAGTACCCAGGTATGGAAGGATCTTCGGGTTATTTAATAGGTCAGGACGTAGGTGATAGCGCAAAAACCTAACCATAAAATCAAATCCTCTGTAAACTGGCAAAAAGGATCGAGCAATCTCCGATCTAAACGAGGCGATCAGTCTGTCCGGAACGCGCTTCACAGTCACGAACAGCTTAGCGAGCTGTTTAGCAGGATGGGGAATGAACGCCAACCGCCCATCACGTGTGGGCCAAACGCCCAGGGATATAAAAGAGATCTTCATCGGGTCTGTTGTGAGCCCTCGTTCGGGCGTGATGCCACAGCTGCTTTCAGCTTGGTTGAGTGCCTGGAGTAGGACAGCCTTGTCAACTGGCCTATCGAATTCGAGCAATGCCAAATAGTCGTCGCCCATGAAAAGAGCACGTATTCGCCTGGGTCTAACTGCAGGTGGCAGCAAATGCAATACCGTGTAGGCTATGATCATGGACACAATGGAGTTCCCCACAGACGTGTTCCAGTCGCCACTAAGGCGCTTCCACGCCGTGAAGTACTTCACAAACACGGACCGCAACCCATCTCTGATGCGTATGCTCCCAACGCAACCATTGGATCGCTGCAAAAATGTACTTGCACTCTTCAATTTCAACATGTCATAAACCAGGTACTCACTCCACAACAAGTCCTGGTTCATCGTGGCATCCCAATTTTTGCCATCGCGCTCATCGAAGAAAAAATGTTCCGACCGCTCAGACCACCACTGAGACAACAACCCGGACAGCTCCTCATGATTGAGGCCGCCTGCATACACGAATTGGCATATCACTCCGTCCTGGTTGAGGAAGATTTCACGGCCGACTTCTTTGAGTGCCGCCCCCACAGCGGCATACTCGTCTGGATTCTCGTATGCAGTGGCCTCGTTGTAATTTCCTTGTATAAGGCGTGCTTTCTTTGGTAGGCTAGTACCCACCTCCAGTTTGACAAAAGATTTAGCCGACCCAACACGTAGGTGGTCAAGCGCTTTCG